CCTCAACTACCTGATTGAGGGACAGGATCCCGCCATGTGCAACATGTGGCGGTCCGTGCTCGCACCCCATATGTGCGAGTATCCATTTCCATTTTCTGACGATGTGCAACCGGTGCAACAACGGAATGGACAGCTAATGGGCTCGATTCTATCGTTCCCAATCCTCTGTTTGGCTAATCTTGGTCTTTACCTAAGTGTCATTTCAGAGGACCCGCGACCTCTTGCGGATAAGCTGAAGGGAGTACTGGTGAACGGCGACGACATGTTGTACGTTGCGCCTCAATCCCTATGGAGACAACACGTGGAGCTAGGTGTTGCCGTTGGGCTTTCAATGAGTCCTGGCAAAGCTTACCACCATCCTGTTTATGCCAATGCCAATTCGGCATGCTACCACTTCGACCTCAGTAGGTTCCTTTTCACTGAGCGTTTTGAAGATACTGATCTCCTGAAGGGGAGGTCCCGCCCTGCGGGAACTTCCTGGTGGACGGTTATGCGCCACTCTTCTACACCTAAATACATTCCGTTTCTGAATGTCGGACTGTTCTTCGGACAGAACAAGGTGATGGGGGGGCACGGCGATGATGTCATCGGTTTAGACGAGGATGAAAAGTCTTATGTCACCGTGATCAACCGTATCCTTGATGGAGCCCTACCTGGGAAGGGTAAGGACGTTATGGCTCAATATCTGACGAGGTTCAGTACTGAGATAAAGGCCGAGTGCCGGGGCCGTAACTTGTTCTTGCCTATCAGTTTGGGAGGCATGGGTGTCACACAACCCGAGGGGTTCAAGTCTAAGGTGACGGGCGTTCAACGGCTCGTTGCCCGGGCGATCTTTGATGACACGCCGTATGGCGTCATCTCAGCACTACCTGGAGAGAGACAACACCTTGAGGGCCTCTGCGAGGAGGCACCCCAGCCGGTCACAGCCCCTTGGCTGTCCGGCGCTCCGGAAGACGGGGGCTTCGAACCTGAGGCCCGTCGCGAGCTCACCCCTGTGAAGCTGACAAAAGCGTTCAACCACATGTTGGACCAGGCGAAACATTCCCATGGCCGTGCCGGCCAGCGGGGAGGCAGTATTGTCACTATTAGCGGGCGGGAGATGCACTATATGTCTGATGCGATGCTGAGATTTGAGCTTAGGCTCAGCTCAACCAGGCGTCCAGATACGGTGTATCGTGCTCGACATCCGAAGTTGGGGCGTTTTCAGAGGGATCTGGAGTGTGACACTTTCAAATCCAACGTTGAC